TCTTCTATAAAGGTAACGTGTTTAGGTTTTGTTATGTTATCTGATAACTTTTTGTTTCTATCAAAGTCAAATTCTATATAAAGTGCATCTGCTAATGTGTTATAGAGTTTTTTATCTTTTACAAGTAACTTACCTACTATCTGTAAATAGTATTGTTTAGTTTCATCATCTAATAATGTAGGCATACCAACAGCCTTATTATGTTTATTTATAAGTGCTTTATAGTTTTCATCAGGTAAAGGTATTGGTTTGTTTTTATTTATAGGTGTTATTTTATCTGTTGCAGGGTTAGCAAAATCACCATCATTATCAGGTATACCTGCATTTAATCCTAGTATTGCTAATAAAGAATATCTGCGACAATAAGTTATAGCACCGCCTTCTTTATGCATAGGGTTGCCACCACCACCTGTATTATTAGGTAACAACATTTCTGATGTTATAGATTCACCAGATGTATGCAGTAGGTTAGTTATTAATACATTCTTTCCTTCTACAACTTTTGTTGTATGTACAACAGCCAAACCATTTGAGGCTAATGCAGGGTTAACAGTAGATAGAACTGTAGATAGGTCAGCAAACTTACCATATTGTGCTGTATCTTTTTCTTCTATTGTGCCTACTTGCTTTATAAACTTACATAAGGCTGCTGTTATTTCTTTAGTCATTTACTTTTTTTCTGTTTTTTTCACTTTTCTTTCTTCTAAATCTTCAAAAGGGTCTGTGTTTACCCACTCTCCATTTGTTAATACTTTCAGACCTTTCTTATCATTTGGATTGAACCATAATGTACCTTCTGGTATATCTTTAATATCTCTGTAACCAAAACCATCTGGTATATCATTTGTTTTTGCTTTATCCCAGACCTTAGGTAAATTGTTTTCTGTCATTTACTAAATATATTTTTCTTAGTATAGCTATGGTTTACCCTTATGGCAATCATGGTTGTTTATAAATTGTCTTAATCGTTCATTATCTGCTATAACTTCTGCCAGTAATTCATAAGGGTCATTTATCCCTGCTAACTCTGTTCTTAGCATTTTTTTACGTCTATTCTTATCAGCTAATGTACAGGACATTGCATTAGTAGACTTATGAGCTAACGATAACATATATATGGTGTATGTAAAGATTTAATACAATCCATATAGCGTTACGTTGATCTCTCGGTTTTTAGATGGTCTATTAATGTACAAATATTGTTAAATTTTTGACCAATTTATGAACACTTTAAGGCCAGTTTTGGACAGGGACTTAATTACTAAGATTCTAGAAATAAAGCCAAAATACATTACAACAACTGCATTTTTAAATTTGCTTCTGGAAGATGCGTACAATGCAAGATGCAAAAATGAAAAAAATATGGCACTATATATACATAAAGATAATAAGTTTGAAAGTAAGAAATTAGACAATAAGAGCATAGATAAAGACTTAGAAAGAAAAGAACAAAAAGAAAAAATTAATAAAAAAGAAAAACAAGAAAAGAATATACCAGATGATTTAAAACACTTTCAAACTCTTATAGATGACTTCTGGAAAGTTAAGAAAGGTTCTAAATCTATACAGGCATGGAAATTACAGATAACAGAATATAGAAAGTTCATAGATAAGTATGGTGAACAGGTGTTAAGAGATCAATTAGAAGCAGGGATACTTGCAGGTACTTGGAAGGGTTTAAAAATGAGTCATTATGAAGAACAAATGAAACGTGTAAAAAGGTTTGATAAAGAACCAGAAAAAGAAGTTATACACCCTGCTCAAAGGGTTGTACAGTTTGATGAAATGGGGAACTTAATCTGATGGATAGTTTATTTGGTGGTGGTGCAAAAAAAACACTACGCATGATGGTAAAAAAAGGTCTTATAAAGGTAGAAGATCTAGATACACCTCCTTCTGGTTGGTTTATTGCTATGGGTTATGACAGGGAAAATAAAACAGGAAAATGGAAACGTATTTTACGTACAGAATGTGGTTCTAGGCCGTCATTACCTGTACATAAATTACCAAAATATAGAAATAGTCTTACAGGTAAAATAACTTTTGATCCTGTGGAATATGAAAAGCAAAATTAAAGATATTTTAGTACAAGATCCCTTTGTAGAGTTTTATCCAGAACCACATAAGTATTACGATTTAAAACGTAAATGCTATGTAGCAAGATCTGTTAGTGATGTAGTAAAAACAAGTGATTTTGTTAGTAAAAATATGGAACAGGCTGCAATACGTGGTACTGCAATACATGAAGCTGCACAAATATGGTGTGAAACAAAAGATAAGACACTAGCATTAGCGTATGCAAAGGAATATAAACAATGGGTAAAACATTTAATTAATTATCGTATGTGGGATACATGGGAATGTGTTGCTAATGAATTACGTATGGTGGACAGGAAAAGAGATATAGCAGGTAGTTTAGATGCAGTATTACAACATAAAGAAACAGGTGTTTTATGTCTAGCTGATTTTAAGACACAAGTTAAGTACAGAAAGAAAAACCATAGGTTACAAATAGGTGGTTATGTATCGCTGTTAAATCAAAACTATCCATCTGTTACTTTATTTACCTGTAGAGTTATTTATATAACACTAGATGGCATAAAAACCCAAGAATATAACCCTGCTGAATGTATGTTTGATTATGAACAGGCAAGGAGTTTATATTTTAAAAAAGCTACTTAATTTTATGTGTATGCGGTATAACTTGATTTGGTTTAGGTACTAAATAAACATCTGCACATACATTATAAAAAGGGCTATCTTCTGTTACACGTATACCATTAGCAAGTAAAGATCCGCATTCACGTATTCTTGCTATCTGCCAATCTAAACGCTTGTTTTCTAATATCTGCTGCTGTAATTTTACTTGTGTTGTAGCAGCCTTTTCACAAGTAGATTGTAATGTGCGATCTAAGGGAATAGTAAAGTTGAGGCTAAAACCACTATTTATTGCAAAACTGTCTTTGTTTGTTCCGCTATAGTTTTGTTGATAAAAAAGAATATCACCAGGGTTATCAGGTACACCATCATCATTTGCATCTGTAGGATCATAAAATGGTGTTTCGTAGTAGTCTCTAAAAGGTTTTCTATAGTTAGCACCAAAAGTAACAAATGGGCTAAACGATAAGGTAGCACCCTGACATACAATATTATTTCCAAACTGCTGAGTAGTCATATTGCCATTTATGGATTGTATAGCCATATTGGTCACCGAGCCATTATTTGATTGTGAAACAGCATTAGCTAACACTTGTGTAGGAGATAGAAGGATTACTGGGAGAACACTGAGGTAGTTGTGACTACGCTTTCTGATTCTATTGACCTGTTTATTACTGTTATGTTTTGAAGGCCTGGTGCTTTGTATGTTTCTGTAAATTGAAACGCATTTCCTTCTGATACTGTCCAGTTTGGTTTGTTGTTTAGATTTAATCCTGTCCATGTATATACCTGACCATTTACAGTTTCATTAATATTTGTTGGCTTTGGTGTAATACTGTCACCATCCATAGATACCCCAACACCTGTAACTGTATATTCATATCCTGTAGAAAAGTCTGTTGATGTAATTGTTTCTGTAATAGATGTTGTACTGTTTGTGGTGCTTGAAGTCGTACCTGTTGTGAAGGCGGGCGTAATAGGCTGTGATTTAACTGGTATGACATATAAAAACAGTAGCAGTATCAATTTTTTCATTCATTATTTAGTTGTTACCTCAGTTACAAATTGTCCTGTTGTTATAGAACCTGCCCCACCTGGATCTAAATCTGTGATTGTATGATCTGCTTTCATAGTTACATCAAATCCAGTACCTACACCAGCAGCAGTAGATGTGACACTACCAAAATTATTTACCTCACCAACTTCTAAATCACCAGATTGTAATGTATCAGGTAATATTAAAGATTCTGTTAAAGCCCAGTTTGTTGCATTTGAGTTTATAGAATATTGCCCTGCATCAAAAGTTACTGCATTAGTTGTTGAGTTAACGCTAAAACCACCTAACTTATCTCCTGAGTTAGATGTGCCTACATTAGTACCAGATGCACTATAAGAACCACCTAATCTTTCTACTTGCGTACCTGCTGCATTTACCTGTATAGATACAGATGTTGTTAACTTGCTACTCACATCACAGTAAGCTGGTGTAGAAAATAAAAAAATAAAAGGTAGTAGTTTTTTCATGTTTTTGATTTAGGGTCTACTTCTTTCACACCAATAATTTTGATTGGTTCTTGTATTATTCTTATAGTTTGCACGTTTTCATTAGAGTTTGCAACAGTTTTACCCTCTTCTATCTTTTCATCTTTCTTTTTTTTACCGCCTGGTGTGATATTAAAAGTTGCTAAACAGCCTGTAAATACTGAAGCTATGAATGTTATATCTTTAACCTCTCTATCTTCTGTCAGACCAGGTATTGTTATGTAATTAAGGCTAATAATAAAACCAGCCCAGACCATAACTCCTAACCTGATAAACGTGCCAAGTATCTCTAGTTGTTCTTCTTTATCGTCAAACTTTTCTTTTAGTTTTTGTAGAGGATTTTTAGATTTTTGCTCTGACATGGGTTTTTAATCTATAATAGCTGTAGATCAGGGTAAAGAAAAGTGATAGAAGTAGTAGCAGCAGTAGGTGGGGCAATGTTAACAGCCTGTTTTGTATCTGTAGGTTCTGTATCTTATAGAGGTAGGCAATCAAGGGATGACTTAGTAAGGAATACAACAGCAATAGAATTATTAACAACAAAGATAGATGATATGCATGATGATATGAAAGAGGTATTTCACAGGCTTAAGGAAGTAGAACTGGCTGTAGCAGAAATAAAGCCCAGAAGGTAATAAAAGGCTGTCTAGCTTTGCGATGGGGATTAAACAGCCTTGTAGATGACCAATTTAAACTTAACGTCTACAATATGTTTGTAAAGCAAAACAAAGCTATGTACAAAATTTTAAAGCCTATACTGCTACGCTTCCTTTCTACGACAGGATGCAAAAGGTTAATTATTGATTTATTACGTGTAGTTTGTAAGCAGACTACGAATACATTGGATGATAAAGCTGTTGATATGTTGGAACAGCAGTTGTTTCCTAAATTAAATTAGACAATAAAAAACCCCTAGTGGGGTTGTAAGTTATCAGATATTATACTAATGATTGTGTAATTTCTGTCCAATCATATTCACCCCATTTTTTATCATCACCCATACCTCCATAAGGTATAACGTGTTTTGGCATATATTGTAAAATTGCTAACCATTCTCTTAATATATCTGTTTTTGTCTGGTTTTTCCAATCTTTTTGATAATCTAAATAACCTTTTTCTTGTAAAATCTTTCCTACTTTTGCATATGTTTTAGGAAAACGTGCAGCTACACTTCTTAGCTCATGTCTAAACTCGTAATTATGCCAGTAGTTCATTTGGATTACCTCTCGGTGTTGTTTATAAATGTAGTATACATATAGGGTATACCCCTATAAAGGTTATGTTACAAACTTGTAATAATTAGTCAGGAGTTAGATCAGATCCAAATTGTACTCTGCCCTGTCTTTCCTATGAATTGCAATAGGTTTTGTATAACTTTCAAGTTAGGGTATCTCACAAACCTAACTATCAGGCTTCCCGACTATTTTTATTTTCTTACCTCCTTTTGTTCTATTTGTTTTATAGCTCCATTAATTAAATCTCTTACAGATTCTAAATATATTAAATATTGTTTATTCTCTATAGCAAGCTCAATCATGCGTATTACAGACTTTTGTAAATTATTAGCTACTCTTTGACCTTTTAATTGTTGTGTAAGTTTTTCTTTGCTCATTTGTTTACCTCCTTACAAGCTAGTTCTATACCTGCATTACAATCTGTAATTGTCATGTCATATAGAGTTGATGAAAGGGCTGTATAAAACAACCCTGTAGCAGAAAGTATCATTAAAAAGTTTTGCATTAGTTTTCCTCCTCATCAAATAGATGTGCGTGTGCAAATTTGAAAGTTATAGATTTATCATTATTTTGCTGTAAAAGGTTGAGATCGTAAGGACAAGATTTAAGCCAATTTTGAAATTCAATATCGCAACTTAGCCATTCAAAGTAAACTCTTGTACTTTTGTTTTGTGTTTGCATTTGGAAAACCTCTCGGTGTTGTGTACATTTGATGAAGGTATAAACAATCTCACACTTCAGAGGTTATAAATAACTTGGTTATGAGGAATATACCTTCATATATATATTATAATTAGGGTATACCCCTGTCAAGTTATTTATTTATATTCTTTTCTATATCTAATACTCTTTGCATAGGTATGGCAGCTACCTGTGGTACAACTGCATTTCCTAGTGCTTTAAGTCTGTCCATCCGACCTCGTAACCCATCATCTCCTCTACAAAGGCAGGGTTCAGAAACATATCCTGTCCAGTCTCTTCTGATAGTTCTCCTCTCCTTGCTATTGAGGAAAGCATTTGTCCAGACTGGTTGGGCTTGTCTTGTCCTGTCGCTTTGTGTTCGTGTGCTGTTGGTGTTGGAAGAACTAAGTGTATCTTTCTGCCTAATGTGTCCTGTTTCTTGCAGTTCTTTGTTGAATTGTAACAGCCGTCTTTGTGATCTCTTGCTGTCGGGGTAGGCAACGAGCCACCATCTTGCCCTCTGATGACAGGCTCCCAAAGCACTTGCTGAAATAACTGACCATTCTGCATCATACCCTGATTCGTATAGTTCCCTGAGAACAATGTCCAGCCCTCTATTAGTGATCGCTGCCACGTTCTCCAAGACAACGTATCTGGGTCGTACCATGCGTATGATTCTGATGAGTTCGTAAAACAAACCTGATCTGGTGTTTTTCGTAATTCCTTTTTGTAACCCTGCATTTGATATGTCCTGGCAGGGGAATCCACCACTAATGCAATCATATTGAAAAGGCTCTGCTGTGAATGTTTTGATGTCATTGTGAATAGGTACGTGAGGCCAATGTTTTTTTAAAATTTTCTGAGAAAAAGAATTTATTTCGATAAATTGTGTTGTTTCATAACCTCCAACAATTTTTTCAGCAGCATAACTAAAACCACCAATACCTGCAAAAGTGTCTAATAATTTTAGTTTTTTCATAATAATAATTTTGTTAATCTTGCATACTGTTCAATAGTCATTACAACTCGCCAATTATCACCTTCTGCACAGCCTGGTCTTTTATTAAACCTGACCATAGTAATAGCATGGTCTACTTTTGCATTTAATCTTTGCTGTTCTGCTTCTCTAGGTTTTCTAAGTACCGCTTCACTCTTATCTTTCATATCCGTTACCTGTACAACAGTATTAGGAATACCAACTAAATCACCTTTATCTTTATCCTGACCTGCACCAAAACGTCTTTCAACTATATGGCCTGTAGCTGCTGTTAGATATATACACGCTTCTCTTTCTGCTCTATCGCCCTTATTTTTTTGTGCGTTCATTTTTCTAAATCTGTTATTTTTTTCTTTAGCTCGTCATACTGCACTATATATTCCTTTGTACTGAATGTTTTTCTGTTACTAAACATATATTTATCAGATAATGCACCTAACTGTACATATAAATCATCTATCATTTCTTGCTTTTTTTTATTAAATTCTATATTTAGTGGATCTTCTTCTTTTGGCTGTTTAGTCCAATCTGATACTAAGCCTAAAAGCTCTTTCACACGTTGTAGTGCATTTATTACACGTTCTGATGTTTTCATCTTATAGCCCATGTATATTCTGTTTCTTTTTTCTTTGCAATGCCTTCTTCCCTTTCATATTGTTCCTTAGATTCTATAGCATCTGTCATTTCTTGCTTATACTGTTCTAATTCGTCACTATATTGCCATTTCTCAGGTTTACGCCTTCTTTCTGCCTTAACACCTTCTATAGAAAATGTAGACATAATATAACCATCATTATAGTACTGTTCTAATATTGTTTTTCTAGCGTCTATCTGTTCCTGACATACTTTCTTTTTATTTTGCCAATCTTTTAGCTGTTTTAGTAGTTGTTCTGGTTGTGGCTTCATAGGTTAAAAACTAAATTCAGAATAAGTGTTTGGTTCATAATCATCAGGTAAATGATATAGCCATTCAAGAAACATTCTTGCAGCGTTCATTACTTGACGATCATCAAACTTAGCCAGCCATTCTTCCCTTTCTATTGCTTCTAGTTCTTCTTCAAAACTCATAGCCTTAGATAGTAAACAATAACAGCTTTTCTATAGTATGGGGTATACCCCTACATTATGCAAGCTATATATTAATACTAGCTTTTTTTTCTAGTAGTTACTTTCTTTATTAAATTTTTAATCAGGGGTTTTATTATATTAAGTATTAGTGGTGATGTAGCTGCTACAAGGGCTATCGCACTTGTTGAAATGATAGTAGGTATAGATGGTATGTAACTTTCACTAAAAGGCACAGGTTCCCAAATAATATTACAATCAATACCATTTTCGCCTCTTTCAAATGCCTTTACTCTTTCTAATTTTTTGTCATTAGCAAATGAACCTACCCTTAATGCAGATTTAGGATCTGGACAAGGTGGTATAACTATTTCTTCTTTTTTTTCATTTTTAGGTATTTCTGGTGTATCAGCTTTAGGTGGATCAGGTGTATCTATTGCAGATGGTTTTGATTCCTCTACTATCTCTAACTTTCTAGGGTTGTAGTCTATTGGTATGTAAGAAGGGATAGAACTACCATCAGGACACGTATAAAACGCACCATTAGGATCATCATTTACTATCTGTGTATTTTTTATAGATATATCTCTATGTGTTTTTACACATCCAGGCATACCAACATTAGGTAATGGTATGTTTAGACTTTCATTTGTTGCAGGTATATAAGTAAAAACTTTAATTTCTGGTATTACTATTTCTTGTATTTCCAATTATTTGAATGGTAATTGTATAGATTCACCAGTTGTATTAGGTATATTATTATCTAAAATTTTTGGCATTAGTTTTTGTACATCAGATAAAACCATATTTTTCATCTTATTAACAAACTGCGGTGACGTAATATATTTGTAGCCAAAATATGATGCACCTAAAGTGCTAGTTATAAGTACAAATGAAGC